AAATATCGAGCCGATTGGGATAAAGAATGTCGCTCAAACTTCCAATTCGAGGTTAAGCAGTTTTTTAGGCTTTTTTGGGAAAAACACATTTGTTATGAGGAGTTTCCCGTTTACGGAACTAGGATGAAGGTGGACTTTGTAAACATGACCAAGCGGATTGCCGTTGAGGCCCAAGGTGCTCAGCACGAGTCATTTAACAAGTTCTTTCACGGTAACTCTCGGGCAAACTATCTGAAATCAATAAAAAGAGATCATCACAAGATGATTTGGCTTGAAAATAATGGTTTTGAGGTTCTGGAGATAACCGCGGAGGACTTGCCGTCACTGTCGAGAGAATACATTTTCGAGAAGTTTTCGGTAAATATATAAAATAGTGTAATGAATTGTATGAAAATAGGAGAAACGCAAAGAATTCCCGACAACATCTTAGACCAGCTAAGCGAGTGGTCATGCGGAGGTTTCATGCTGTTTAATTTTGACGAAGACGGCAACCCCCAAGTCTACTCAAAAGTAGAAGACGAGAGAAACGCCATGTCTTTACAATACCTTGTAAGTCACTGGTCTGACGCAATGGAGGGCATGAACGCCAAAAGTTTCGATGAAAATTTAAATAATGTATTTGGAGAAGAGCGTGAAGAAGAAGAAGAAGGACTAGACGAAAATGAGTGATACAAACATAAACGAATACTATCCAGAAAATAAAGCTGGAGAAGCTCCGCCCGCCATTGTTGCAGGGGAAGCCATTACGCCTCCGAACGACACACCCCCAACCCCCGAGAGCGACGCAACTCCCGAGGAATGGAAAGAGGCCCTCGGCATAAAACCTACCGAAGTAACTGATTTAGGTATAGATTTGCCTGACATCCCTCTTCCGGATGACGACCCCTTGGAGGACTCAGTAGAAGATGAGTTCAACGACGCCGCCTTTAATTTTGCCATAGTGGGAGTCGGCCAAGGAGGATCAAGGCTTGCTGAGTCTTTTTGGAATTTGGGGTATCGTCGAGTGGGGATTATCAACACCGCTCAACAGGATTTATCTTTGATTAAAATACCCGAAGAAAATAAGCTCCTTATTGGGGAAGGCGGGGCCGGAAAGAACCCAGAAGCAGCTGATGAAGTTTTCCGCACGAGGTACGAAGACATTCTTGATTTTCTAAAAAAGACTTTCGGGACATCTTACGAAAGAGTTTTAGTTTGCGCGGGCGCAGGAGGCGGGACAGGAGCCGGAGGCGTAGCTAGGGTGCTAGACATCTGCCATGACCTTAGTCAGTCCTTAGGGAAAGAGAAAAAAGACACCGACGCAAAGATCGGTTGCATTTTGGCGCTTCCCACGAGGGGAGAAGGAATAAAGGTTCAAGAGAACTCCAAAAAGACGGTTACTAAAACACTAGACCTCCAGAAGGCCGGAGTAGTTTCGCCGTTGATAATTTTGGATAATGAAAAAATCAAACAGCTCTACCCGAAGCTAAGTGTTAACCAGTTTTGGGGCACTGCAAATAATAGCATTTGTTCCATCTTTCACCTGTTCAATAAGATAGCGGCAAAAGAGTCGGCTTATACAACTTTTGACAAGGCGGACCTTGACACAATTTTCTCTTCTGGGTTAATTATGTTTGGAGCCACTCCGGTCAAGGACTATACCGATACTGGGATTTCTTATGCAGTCAGAGACAACTTACGTAAAAACATCCTAGCAGGGGTTGATGCCGCGACAGGGAACGTGGCTGCGTGCGTTATCATCGGAGACAAGGGTTCCCTTGACAATATTCCTCAGTCTAGCTTGGAGCATGGATTTGAGCAGCTTAGTCGAATGATGGGCAAGGAATCAACCGTTCATCGCGGGATTTACGCAGGAGCAAAGGAAGGCGTAGCTGTATATACGGCAATCGGCGGACTCCAAGCGCCAGATACCCTTTTCGACTATTTCTTTAAGGTGGATCGAGTGTACAAGTGACAAACATTTTCTATTTTCTATAGAATAAATGCCCATATACTCTAATCAGGTCGAGAGTCACGTTCTAGGCGGACTCCTTAAGCACCCCGAAGTATTAACGGAGATAGATTCTTTCGTTAATGCTGCGGACTTTTACAACGACATTCATCAGACGATTTATTGCATCCTTAGGGAAGCTATTCTCAACGGTGAAAAAATAGACAAAGTACTAGTAGCTACCAAGATATCCAACTTAGGCATCTCATCGAAAGATGATATTGATATTTACGATTATGTTAATACGTTAAGTTATACGTCTATAACGCATGATGCTGTAATCGACTCCTGTAAAGAGCTTCTAAAGTTCCGTATAAGAAGAGAGCTAAGCGAGACAGCCGACCGAATTAAAGAGCACGTAACGAACTCTTCTAACGAAGGCTTAGATGAGATAATAGCCTCTACTGATTCAATCTATAGTGAAAAGATTTCTAGTTACTCATTTGAAGATGACCCTCAAAACGTTTTCGACGACTTAGAGTTTAAGATCGAAGAAAGGGGGAATAACCCATCTGACGATACGGGACTTTCTACTACGTACGATGAATTTAACCGCCTCTTTGGCGGGCTACGAGGTGGCAACATTTACGCGATAGTCTCCCGACCAGCTCAAGGCAAAACAACATTTATCAATGAGTTGTGCTTGGGAACAGCAATTAAAAACGACGTTCCTGTTCTCGTATTGGATACGGAGATGACCACAGACGAAATCCAGTTCAGGATGGCGGCAGCTAAAACCGGAGTCCCCCTTTGGTTCCTAGAGACAGGGAAGTGGAGATCTGACGAAGAGATGGTTGACAAGGTCAGGGGGTATTTCCACGAACTTAAAAAGCATAAATATTACCATTACCACGTTCGCAATAAAACTACCGACGAAATATGCGCTATAATCAGGCGATGGCACATGAAATATGTAGGGAGAGGAAACAAGTGCGTAATAGCCTATGACTATGTGAAAATGACAGGGGACAAGGTCGGGAAAAACTGGGCAGAGCACCAAGCTATCGGAGAAAAGATAGATAAGCTAAAGAGGGTATCAGAGGAAATAAACGCGCCACTCATAACTGCCATGCAAATGAACCGTTCCGGCGAAAGTTTCAACCGTAACTCCGGCACCTTGGTTGACGATAGTTCAGCGATCTCTCTGTCAGATAGGCTTCAGTGGTTTGCGACGTTTGTGGCTATCTTCCGCCGGAAGACTCTTGACGAGATGGCTATGGACGGAGATAGGTTCGGTACGCACAAGCTCATCCCCCTCAAGACCCGCTTTCAAGGAAGGGATGCCGCAGGACACCAAGACCTGCTTCGCCGGAGCACAGTAGAAACCATAAATGGCAGAGAAGTACGTAGCGAAAAGTTCATCAACAATTTCTTAAATTTCCGAGTGGAAAACTTTAAGGTCAAGGAGGAGGGATCCCTTCAGGACATCATTACCTTCGAGCAGCAAAATTTTAACATTCAAAGCGACGATCCCCCAGAGGAAAGCTCTGCTTTAGCTTTTTTTAATACGAATGCATGACGTTAAAGACATTCTAATTAATATAGGCTATACTCTTTTTGATAGCGGAAAAGAGTACAGGACAAAGCCTCTTTACCGCGACTCCAGCAGCAATAGCGTCTTGTCCATTAAGAAAGACTCTGGCAGATGGGTTGACTTCAAAGAAAATCGATTCGGAAACCTAGAAGAGCTCGTCCAAATAACGCTTAAATTAAAAGACCTCAGCGAAGCCAAGAGTTACATTTCAAACAATTTCCAGCTGAGAATCCCTAAGCCTGAAAAAGAGAAGCTCAAATCGCCAACTATTTTTAACAAGGATGACCTAAGGCAGATTGTCCCCGACTATTCGTACTGGAAAGGAAGAGGAATCTCCTCAGGAACCCTCCAACTTTTTGATAGCGGCGTAATGAGATCGGGCAAGATGAAAGATCGTTATGTTTTTCCTATTTTCGATAAGAGGGACAGGCTCGTCGGAGTGGCGGGAAGAGACGTTACCGGAAAGCAGCAAATGAAATGGAAGCTCCTCGGAGAGAAAAGTTCATGGGCTTACCCAATGAAGTATAATTTAAATTTTCTTCTCGACGACAGAAAAGTTTTTTTAGTAGAAAGCATAGGCGACATGCTTGCCCTATGGGAGGCTGGAATTAAAAACTGTATAGTGACTTTTGGGCTAGCTATAACGCCAAAAATAAAGCAGGTCTTAATGTTCACAGACCCCAAAAAAATATACATCTCATTTAATAATGACGAAAATCAAGCAGGAAACGCGGCAGCTAAAAAAGCGTACAGCAATCTTTGTCGGCAATTTGACGCATCCCAACTGGAAATCAGACTGCCCTCTAAAAATGATTTTGGATGTATGTCCAAAGGTGAAATATTAAGATGGAAAAGCCAAAAAAAGACGTAAGGGAAAGAGTTCTTTCCGCATCCAGATTAAAAACTCTTGAGACCTGCTCGTGGTCTTACTGGTGCAATTACCACCTCAAGCTTCCGCAAAAGCAGAACGAAGGAGCACTCCGGGGAACGGTTTGCCATCTAGTTTTCGAGATGCTGGTTAAGAAAAAACACAAGAAGCACTATACCCTAATAACAAAAGGAGGCGTGTTAAAAGCAAGCGCCGCGGTTCACCGATTGGTGATGAAGCATTTAACGCAAATGGAAAAAAGCTTCGACCTACCCATGACCAACGAGGAGAACACAACCCTTATGAACGACATGATCATAGTAGGATTGGGTTGCGATTTTTTCGGGGCCGGAGGTACGGTAGACAAGCCTGAGCACGAGTTCCTGCTCGATAATAAGAACCCCCCGTATAAAATAAGAGGTTTTATCGACAAGCCCATAGTTTATAAAAAGACCAAGCAAATTAAAATCGTAGACTATAAAAGTAGCAAAAATAAATTCCGCGGTGAAGAGCTCCACTCCAACATCCAAGCTATGGTCTACACGCTTGCCTCCAAAAACGAATGGAAAGGGTACGAGCCTACTGTCGAATTTCAATTCCTCCGTTTTCCTAGGAAGCCTCTCCAGCAGCTTAAATTTACCGACGCTCAGCTTGGCGGCCTCGAATATTACCTAGCCCACTCTTTTAAGGTAATAAATAATTTCACGGAAGAGACCGCTGTAACAAACTATGCCGCTGATTCTAAGAAGAATTCATGGCTGTGCAAGATAGGCAAATGGCGCTGCCCCTACATCGACCCTTATGACTATTTCGTCTCGGTAAATAAAAAGGGAGAAGAAATTAAAAGCGCCTTAAAGAAAAAAGATCTTCAAAAAGATTTAAAAGAGGGAGAAAAAATAGAAAAACGAAGCTATACGGGTTGCCCAAGGCACAAAGGAATGTCTCAAGACAATATCCTTGACATGTTTGCCTAATCGTCCTATACTCACTTCTTTATGGAGGAAACGATTCCAATATTTAAAAGCCATTACAGTCTTGGGAGATCTATCTTAACGCTTAATATGCCGAAAGGAGAAGAGGAAATCGAGAGCTCTGACTCTGTCTTTGATATTTGCGATGACGCGGGAATCAAAGAGATGTACCTTGTCGATGACAATATGGCGGGGTTTCTTGAAGCCTTTACTAACG